GCTACAACGGTGATGGTGGAGCCGGTCTGGCCCGCGCCGTTGATGTTGGTGGCGGTCGCCGCACCGTTGGTGTGGGTGTCGACGTTCTGGTCCATGGCGTAAGCCAGGCCCAAGCTGTCGACCATCAAGCCGCTGCCGAACTGCTTGCCGATCGTCGATTGGGAGTTGAACAGGCCAGCGAAGCCCTGGATTGCCGCGCCGTTGAGGGCTGGACCCATGACGAAGCCGCGTTGCTTGTCGCGAGGCGCGCCCATCTCATCGAGACGCCGATTGCAATCCGTGATGGCGGCGAGGGCCAGTGCTTGAGTGGTCGGAAGTGCGCCGGTAGGGTTGAGGGCGTTGAACGTATTGTAATGAGCCAGCTGAAGGCCCTGCCGGTCGATTTCGTTCGCAACCGTCGCCATGGCTGCCTGCAACTTGTCCTCCAGCTTGGTCAAGCTCAACGTGCGCTCGAGGGAGGTAAAGTTCAGGTCCGTACCGCCCTGGCTGAGCGTCAGCGGGACCGTGGATTCGACGGTGGCCTGCGGCACCGCAACCCGCCCTGCCCGGTAGGTGTAGCGCGGCGGCTTTTTGATGTTGATAGTCTGGCCCGGAGCATAGCCGCGAGTCATGTTGCCGGTGAATTCGTCTTCCCAGTCGCGGTTGACCATGGTGCTGAAGGACAGCATGTTCTCCAAGATAGCCAAGGATTCCCTGGCGACGATAGAGCAGGTAACAAGTGTGTTGCTCATTGCGTTTCCTTATGAAATGAAAGTTATCGCGCCCAACGTGCGCCTTGTTTGGCCCGCATGGCTCGGTACTGTTCATGGCTCATCTTCGCCGGGTCACCCGGAATGGTGGCAGATGACCGAGTAGTTTTGGCCGGAGCCGGTGGAGCAGTGCGGGTAGTTCCAGGTGAGGACTTTTCAAGCGCAGCCTCGATGCGACCAATTTCACGTGCAGCAGCCAGCGGGCTGAGTCGATTCAGCTTCTCCGCAAGTGCCGGGTTCTTCGCAAGGTGATACGCGACTTCCGGCCCGCGGTCGGAAGTCAGGATGGCATCGGTGACGTAGGGGGCAACAACCGTGTCGGCCCCTCCCATCACCTCGTCATAGTCAGGGATTTCTTTTCGCACCGCCTCCTGCTTGCCCGCCCAGCCCCTGGCCAACTCCATGGCCTCGGCTTGTTGGCGCTCTTGAGCAGTAGCGGCGCGTTGGTGATGCACTACTTCGGCGATCTTCTGGCTGGTCTTCCAGTCAGTCAGCGCCTCGACATAGGTTTCGTAGTCAGTAAAGTCCGCAAGGTTTGGTTTAGCTGCCGGTTCACTAGCAACTTGCTCGGGTACGGTTTGAGCCTGCGGGGTTCTACCCTCCGCAATGCCCTTCCAATAAGCGGCGACGCGCTCAGCCTCATACTTTGCCCTCGTGATCTCGTTGATGCGTTGTTGAGCAGACTTCTTGCCCTTCTGAGGCTCGGGGTCGTGCCCCTCCTCAACCTGCTCGGGCTCAGGGGTCTCAGGTTCCTGTACCTCAGGCTCCTGGGTCTCGGGTTCTTGTACTTCGGGTTCTTGCACTTCTTCAGTCATGGTATTCTCCACGGGGCCTATTGCGCTTGTTGTCCCTGCTGGCCAGCAGAGGAAGCGGGGGGTGAATCGTTTTCCTGCATGTCTTGCGCTACGTCAGCAGACAGGGCCTGAGGGGGCTGCATGGACTGTAGCGTCATAGCCAGCCAGCCCTTGAGCTCTTCAACATCCATCTTGGTAGAGTTGTTCATCTTGGCGATCTCGATCTCCTTCTGCGCCTTGATGAGTTCCAACCTGGTACCGTTCTGGGCCTCCTGCAGTTGCTGCTCCAACTCCTGAATGTGGTTGGCCGCTTGATCCATGACCTGCTTGACTTCCGGGGGAAGTTGTTGACCCTGACCATCTTCGGCAAGCAGCGCAGGCGGTATGGTCTTGCGTATGCGGTCAGCGATCTTCGATGCCCCGGGCCAGTCCATGGACTTCACCACCTCGTCCCCGGCCACGTCCATGAGCTTGGGCCAACTTCCACTGAGCTCCATCATAGCTGCCCTGGACTCGTCCCTCAACGTGGAGAAGCTCGGACCTGCCTGAACGATGACGTCGTACTTACCTACAGTAACGTCGTTGATCACCTGTTGGACCGCCTGGATGGTGCCCTGTTCGTCCTGAGTAAGTTGAGCTGGTCCCGGCTGGTTGATCTTGGCGTGGCTGATCTTGTCATCTTTGCCGATGATGCGGACGATCCTGGGCCCTGAATACACCTTGGGGATCATATTGACCAAGCACTTACCAGCGTGACGTACCGTTCTGCTGAGGTTGTCGATATAGTGGAAGTTGGACAGATCGCCTTGCTTCTTGCGCGAGTTGATCGCCAGTCCGCTAGTCTCATTGCCGCGAGCACCCAGGGAAGCGTCATATATGCCGGTTACAGCCTTGATCTCGTCTGAGGCGTGCATGGCCATCTGAAGAACGCCCTGCGGAACGTCCGCCATGGGCTGGCGAGCAGGGGGAGGGGCCATTACTCCGTTGATGGTCTTGGGCTTGTACTCCAGATAGGAGAAGGTTCTGACATTGGCTTGTCTCCATTCTTCCTCGTGGCCGGCGAACTGTCCCTCCGCCCCAATGTAGGGGGACTTGGGTCGCATGCTGACTTCTTCCGTAGCCGACGTCATCCAGAAGTCGTACATCATGGCAGAGTCTTTGGAGTCTCTGATGATGCCGGAGTAGGTCACCTTGCCGTCAATATCCAGCTCGGTGCCGATAACCAAGAATACTGGAATGAAGTCGCAGGGGATTTCCGTTTCTTCCAGAACGTCTGTAATTCTGGGCTCATACTTGATGGGGTTGGCCTTCCCAGGAACCTTGTCGTCAAACCCCGCCAGCTTCCTCCACATGACCTTGCGTTTGAACGATGGGCGTTGCTGTACGATCTCCACTCCAGGGGGCAGCTCCACCAGATCGCTCTTGAAACCTGTTTCTCCGTTGGACAGCTTGATGAGAGTGTCGGGAGCTTCTTCAATGCTGTAGTACTCAAGGATGACCACTTCCTTCTCGTCATCATCGTCAATGGCGCTGAGAGTAGCCGCCTCCGACTTGGGGTACTCTTGTCTCAACTCTCTGCGAGTCATAGAGGACTCTACAAAGCAGTACCTCATATCACTACCGTCTGGGCTCTTGATCGACGGGTCAATGTGGACAGAAAACACGTTCCTGATCCGGTCGAACTTGATCACTTGGTCGAACGAGTCGTGGGCCTCATAGTCCGTTACAAACCGGAAGTATCCAAACCCCACCGCGGCGGCTGAATTGACCGACGTGTCGTAGCATATGTCCGCCTGACTGGAGTACTCAATGTGACGGATCATACCCTCCAGCACTTCGGCCACGTCAGGGTCCGCCGCGTCATCTACCGGATGGACGTGAATGCTGGGGCGATTCTGGCGCTGATCGTTGGTGATCTGTCGCAGAAACGCCGGGTGCTTGTTGATTGTCAAGCAGGGGCGTTTCTCGATGGTGCGCTGTCTCTTGGAGTCCTCCGGCCAGTGCTCCCCCTTGAGAAACTTCAGATCTCCACGTGCGTCGTTGAAGTTGTCGTTCTCGGCAGTGCGACACACTCCCAGGCGCTTCTCCGCCTGTTTGAGGATGTCGTCGTTTTCCTGGTCGGCCATCAGTGTACCTTATGGAGTACGGGTTGAACACTTCGAGCCATCAATATCTCAGGCTCTTGTTGGATTGTCTGAAATCCGAACTTGCCATACCAGTCAATGAGGTGCTCGTTCCCCTCTTCAACATGAAGAACTAGCAGCATCTTCTGAATGTCCGCGGTTTCGCAGGCGTGCTGAATGAGCTTGCTTCCCCAACCTTTGTTGCGGTGCTCTTCAGGGACGAACACGTTGGTGATCTCCCACACCAGAGGTCTCATCTTGTGGGGCAACGCCTCAGTATGTCCCATGGATAGACTGGCCGGGCCGATATGTAGCGAGTATGTACTCATCCCATCCACCCTCCTACCGCGCGTCCATACTCGAACGCCAGCTCCAGCTTCTTGGGTTGGGGGTCTTGTAGGGCCACGGCAAGCATTCTGAACGCATCGGCGTAGTGGGAGCACCAATTGTGGAGCGGACCCAAAGATACTCCCGTCTTCTTGTCGATCTTCTCCTGGTACTGCCTCAGCGCCTCCATGCCCTGCTCTGTCTTCTTCTCATCAAACCAGCAGCGAGAGAGTAGAAGGCGCGCGGCGTCAATACCGTCCTTCAGGGACAGCTTAGGAACCGCGGTGAAGTCGATTCCCATCTCCAGGGCCACTTCCTTCCTGGACTTGCCAGTACCCAACTCCCTCACGACCACGTCATGGGGGCCAAAGTGATCTCCGTAGTTGTACTTGCGATCCCTCAACGCCCTGGCGTAGTGGTCCAGTCCGTGGCCGGTAGCTTGGTACAAGTCAATGATTCTGACTTCCCTGCCTACCTGCTGGTAGAACCAGATCACCATACTGTCTGATATGCCCAAGTCCCAGGCCGTATGGACCAAAAGGGCCTTGTCATACGGTACTGAGGTGATCCTGCCGGTCTGTTTGGCCTCCGCCATCTCCTTGGCAAAGTACGCTCCTGTGATGGCAGCCTCAAACGAGCACTCCAACTCCTGTTCGTACTCGTTCTCAGGCATCATACGCCTCATTAGAGCCAGCTCTTCATCGGGAATGATGCCTGTCTCACTGGCCTTGAGTACTTGGCAGAACCAAGCGGGGTCTTGCTGTGCCGATTTGTATGCGGTACCCAACAGGTTCCCCCACCCTTTGGGGGTGCCGGATAGGTCTAGCCACCCCTTTCTGTCGGATAGGGCAGGAATGATGATCTGAGTCAGCGTGCTGGGGGCAATATCTTGCGCCTCGTCAGCTACTACACCGTCAAAGTACAGACCGCGCAGGCGGTCGGCGTTGTCCGCCCCGTACAGCCTGATTTGGGCTCCATTATGGCCGAAGGTCACGGACAGGTCAGACTCGTTGATCTTGCCGCCCTCAGAGAGAATGGCCCCGGCGTAGTGTTTCAGGTAGGTCCAGGCAATGTCCTTGGCCTGTACGAAGAACGGAGCCAGGTAGGCATAGCGCGGATTGGGCTTGTCGCACAATATCGCCTCTTTGATCAGCTTGTTGGTTCTCGCCACCGTCTTGCCGGCTCGCCTATGAGCAATGGTGATGGAGTACCGGGTCTGCGCCTGATGGTAGTTTTTGAACGCCTCACGAGGGACATACGGAATCTCGTCCAGGAAGTCCTGTACACAGTCCAGACTGGGAGGACTCTGAAGGTACCAGGTCTTCCACCTCAGTGGGTCAGTACGGGCGTCTTCCAGAGTTTCTGGGTCCAACCCCTCGATCTGGTCCGCACTATGGGTCAGTAGGGCGGTTTTGGTGGATAGGAACGCCGCCAAGTCAAGGTTGCTAGTGCGGTGACATACCAGCACCAGACTCCCCTTGAGGGATGGGAGCACGTCCGTCCGCATCCATGTGTGTAGCTGCTTCAACTTGCTCGGGTTGTTGGCTTCCGCTGACCGACGGTCCACAGGCTCGTCAATGAGTACAAGCGTGGGCTCAAACCCGAACAGTGGGGAGCCTATGCCAATAGCCTTCACCTCACCGTTGGCTGTGCTCCACTGTTGAGCTGAGGAGTCCGCTGGGGGAGGTGCTTCGAACAGCGCCGTATACTTGGGCGAGTTCACCAGGTGCAGCAGCTTCTTGCTCAGGTGCCTCGCCGCCTCTTGGGAGAACGACACTATGAGAATGCGAGGAGCTGGCTGAGTCCCCAACTCCCACGCCGCGGTCATCAGCGTGCCGTAGGTGGTCTTTCCTGAGGATGGGGGAGCACACCATACCTTCAGTTTGGACGGTGGGAGGGTCAAAAACTCCATCTGGTGCGGATACGGCTGATGGGGCAACATATACTCGGCGAAGTCTGGGAGCGAGCGCTTGGCTTGCTCCTTTCTCTCCAGCTCCCTGAGTATGTCGTCAACCTGCAGCATGTTGTAGCACCAGTTGCTTGAGCTGTCCTGCGGTAAGCCCCTCCAGGTCTTTGGGACAACTGGGGAGCGTCATCTCCACCGTAGAGGCGGCTGGGAGAAGTTTGGCGTACAGGGTGAAGAACTGGGTGGGGTTCTTATCCGCCCACAAGGCCAGTCTGGGAACACCTCCGATCAGTTGGAAGGCTGATTCAAAGTTTTCCTTCACCGACTGGCGGCTGTACGGGTTGCGACCTTTTCGGATTGCGTACTCAACCAGGCTGTTCGCTTGGGGGGACAGCTCACCCGCGTCTGTGAACTCCAGCAGGTCCGTAACCGACGGGTCCGAAGAGTTCAGCGCGGGAAGCAGTTCAACCATGCGAGTAGCATACTCCTGTACTATCCTAAAGTAAAGGGTCATTTTGTCCATACTAGACTTGTTCCCCTTTTGAGATTGGCCATATTAGACTTGTACACCTTTTGAGATTGGCCATATTAGACTTGTTCACCTTTTGAGATTGGTCAGATTTAGAGCTCAACTAGGTGGGGTAGTTCATAGCAGGGGTAGGGGCCTTTTGGCGGTTTAGGGCCACCCCCCTCATGATGGACCCACCCCCACCGCGAGCACCCCGACCCTCCCCACCTGGGCCGCCCAGCCGCGTGCCCCTCGCTCCCTGGTCCCGCCAGCCCTATCCCTACGGTATATCCGCGCTATCCCGTTCGGGTATCAGCGCTATCCCTACGTCCTAGACCCTCTATCCCGTTCGGGTATCCTATCGGTATATTAGCGGACGCTTCTATTCGCGTAGAGGCGCGATCGCCCGCTGGCCCAGACCCTACCCTGGCCCAGCGGTGCTAACGCCTCCTACGCTGGCGGAAGGGCTTGGGCTAGCCCATATAGAGCCTGGGCCGGAGCCTGGACGATTTCTAGGGGCCTAGAAGGCGCTAGAGGCGTCGGGGGTAGGGTAGGGTAGGGTAGGGGGCGATAGCGCCTTCTAGGCCCCTAGAAATCGTTCCTAGGAGCATCGGCGAACGCTCGCCGATACCGAGCCGAAAGGGAGAACGGAACTACATAAACTACGCTAACCAGCCCATAGAATCTTTCAATTAGACTTTTTCGCAGGAAGGTATAGACTTGGTGCTAGGTTGGAGGTTCGGCCTGGTGGGGGTTCTCTGGAGCCCAGTGGTCCACCCTCTTTAGTCCCGTCGCGCAACACCTCACGCTCCAGGGATGGAGCGTGGGTCACCCATCTAACTCAGGAGATTACCATGAAAGCCATAGTCAACAACACCGAGTACAAGCTGGATAAGTTCCCCTTCCCGAAGCGTGGCGTCCAAGCCGAAGGCTACTACCTCGTGGATGATGAAGACGGAACCCAACTTCTCTCCAGGGTCACTCGGGCACCGTCGGGCGCATATACCTACGTCATGTATGGCGACGTTTCGTACTCGTTCCCCAGACACATCGAGTTTCCCAGCGGCACGGTGGTGAGATTTTCCGAAGGCGCGGTCTCCAAGACCAAGACCAAGACCGCTCCCAAGGACGTGGTCGATGACGCCGTTCTCCTCAAGGTTCTGGACCAGGTGCTAGACACCAAGGAAGCATACCCCAACTACCTGGAGTCGCAGCTGACCCCGGAAGAAGACCCCATGGAGAAAGCCGCCCGATTCATCCAAGAGCAGGATACCAAGCGCGGGTTGGGACAAGCCCCAACCATCGCCGAGTACCTGCCGCCCATCAAGCCCAAGGCCACTACCAAGCCGCCCAGAAAGGCACCCACCAAGTAGCCCCCAGCCCCCAGCTGGGGGCTTTTTTATTGTCTACAACTTCCACACTCACCCATCATGGAGCACCTGTACGGCAGCCATTTCTGCTACTGGAGGAACATAAAATCCTGCCAAAAATCGGGTAAGTAGGTAAGTCGGTAAGTAGTGGTCCAAAATTAGTTTATATTTCAGTGGACCATGATCCGATACGATATTTTTATATTCACTACTTACCCCTACTTACCTACTTACCTACAGGACTATAATTATGGCGGCGCCAGAACTTCGCAGGTAAGTAGGAATGTCTTCCCATCTACTTACCTGCCTACTTACTTTCACCGTTTCTGACCCAATAATCCTGTAATTCCCACATACTCCTGAGCCATACTCAAGGCCGACGCCTTCACCTGTTCGCTGCTCATGGTTGTGTAATGACCCCCTCCTGACCTCTCACAACCAACGTACTTCCCCCATAGGTCGTACACAATATATTCCCTGACCTTCCCATCTTCCTTGATGCTTTTCCGCAAACATCTTCCCCCGTGTGAGCGAACGAGCATTGTAACCTCTCCCCACACTTTGGTATTCTGCTTACGAAGGTCAGGGTGAGTTGCTCCGCACCCTTCTGCCGAGACCATAAACTCGTACATATGCTCCGCTATGATCTGTGAGTCGGTCTTGCTCGCCTCAGCTGCGTCCAGAGCCGCCTGAGTAATCGGGACGGGTGCGCAGGAGTCCCATCCCTGTCCCTCTCTGGCCCATAGGTCATCAAACCACCACCTTACTGAGGCCATACCGCCACTTCGCCTAAGCAAAGCCACTGAGCTTCTCACCCAGTCTCCCCATTCACCCCTAGTATCCGCCACCACTCTGGGAGGGTTGATCACCAATACCCGTCTCTGACCTGCGCTCAGACGGCAGGGAGCCGATGCGTTTGCTGTAAAAAACCACCTACGAAGGTTGGGAAGTGAGATCACATCCTTCCCTTTCTGTTCAATAGACACCGTTTCCGACGACAAAAGGTCATTCAGCTGACCCTCCTTGGCGTTGAACTTGACGTCCAGCTCATTCACGACCACGAAAGTCTTGCCCTCTTCCAGTGAGTTGAACTGAGAAAACATGCGAGAGCTGGTACTTTCCAGTCCGTGCGGGCCGCAAAGGTCGCGAACAATGTCCCCAAACAGGGACTTTCCTATGCCCTGGACTGAGGTAACCAACATAACGGCCTGATTACATCGCTCCTGAGGTCTGTTAAGTAGATGACCCACCCATAGACCGACCCATTTCCAATGCTCCCCGAACAGGCCTTCCATGAACTCTTGCCACATCCTCAACACCTCTACATCCGCCCCACCCTCGAATGTTGGGTATCCCTTCCAAAGATTGACCCAACCGTCAGAGAATCCGTGAGGCCTCAGAGGGTCCAGACAATACCCCACCGCGGTGAGACGGTCAGGACTTCTGACCCACTGGTGACTAACCTGCTCGTATACCACCTTTCCCTTGTCGTCCACCCCGAGCTTACGCAAGCTGATATGGGCATCGTGGAAATCCTTGGGCGACTTGCGACTACCGTTGTCCAGGTTGTAGATATGCGTCTGGTTTGTACCCACTACATACACGCACGTTTCCAACAGACCGGCAAGCATAGAGCACCAAGCCTGGGGAGCGCTGGCGGTAGCCAACAGCTCTGGCCATGTACCCCCAGCGCGCAGGTAGTCGTCCAGGCCCCACTTCAGCTTCTGATCCTTGACCACGTCGCTCAGGTAGAGCACCTTGACCTTCGCCCCGCACGAGATCAAGCGGCTGCTCAGCTTACCTAGGGCGTGAGCCACTCCGGGCTTGAACTCCCTGCTCCCCAATCCGTCATGGTCGAAGCAGAGGTATACGTCACGCTTTGACCACTCTATGCGGCCGTCAAACAGCGTCGCCTGCATACCAACGCCGCCGATGCCGATAGTGGGAATGCCGGTCTTACAGCCCCAGTATGACTTGATCTCTCCCTCGGTGATGACCAGAGGCTTTGATACATCCACCCGAAGGTCGTTCCAATCAAACAATGAGGGCAGGTATGGGGGACTAACCCCACTGCCTTTGGGGCTGAGGTACTTTGCTTGCCCGCTACGCACCGTAGTCATGGGTCTTGCCCTGACGAAGGATTCGCCAGGGTAGGGGATGATACAAACGTCGAACGATGGGAAGAAGCCAAGGAAGGCTGAGGCGTCGGTAGCAGAGACCAACTTGAGCCTCATCAGAGCTACATCTTCAGCGGTCAGGCCTTGTGAGACTGTCCAGGTCTGGAAGAAGTTGATCGGAGTGGGAATTTGAGATACTGTAGACATAACACCTCCTGATTAAAAGAAAGTACAACAGAATCAGGGGCTTAGGGGCTGAGAACCTTCTATTCTACGCTCGAAAGATATGTACAAGTAGGGATTTTTATGCGTAAAAAAAGCCCCACCCGAAGGTGAGGCTTAAACTTTCCCCTGCTCAGGAGAAACCAGGGGCAGTTTAGACGATCAGGTGGCGACCTCGTCAGCCGGTGCCTCGTCTTCAACCTTCTCGACCTTCTCCACCTTGACCTTCTTGGGAGCACCCTTGGAAGTCCAAGGAGCGGTGGAGTACTCCGCACCCTCGACCGCCGCACCGGTGAACGACAGGTCAACGCCGTTGATGTTCAGGTAGGTGTACTTGCCCGCCCGGTCCACGATTGCGACCGTGTCCACGTCGTTCACCTTGACGTTGACCTCGGTGCCGGTCTTGATGCGCTTGTATTCGCTGAGAATGCGTTCCTTTTCCAACACACCGCCGAAGATGACGGTCCTGCCTGCGTAACTTTTCAAGATAACCTCCAAGTAGTTGATGTAGTCTATGGGAACGACTAGACTATCATAGGGTGGGCGAGTCAAAAGGTCAAGAGGTTTAGTGTGTATAACCTGCTCGCGCGCGTCCGTATACTATAGCCAAAAACCCTCCCTTCTACACCATTACCCACTAGCGGTCTTTCAAAAACCGGAGTAGACTAGAAGCTCGAAGTACAAAACCCCTCAACTCAGGAGATCAAGATGACCAAGACCGAACTCGTTGCTGCTCTGCGTCAATCCCCAATCTGGAAGGAAGATCGCTATGGTCACTTCCATCTGACCTTCAAGGGTACCCATTACCGGCTGAAAATTCAACCATTGTCGGTGCGGTATGAGAAGAAGGTCGGCGTTGAGTGGTGGTCCAAAGCCAGCGACTACTACAAGAACGTGGAGATCAAAGACGGCAAGTTGTTGATCCAACGCTACAGGATTCCGGTGGAAGTCCTGCCCGAGTAGGGACCGATCACTACTTGTTCCCAAGAGCAGGTAGTTAAGGCAATCCTGCCTGTACCCAACCCCTAATCTCAGGAGAGAAACATGACCCAGCTCGTAATCATTACCGAAGAAAACATCCTCGACGTATATCTGGAGTTCGGTATGCCAGAGGAACTCTACAACCTCCTGACGGAGAGTGCCACTCCGGAAGCTAAGCAGATCATCCACAACCTTACCCTGGAGGGACTGAAGTACCTCCAGGATAGCGGCCTGTCCGTCGAGAATGCATTCCAGGTCATCTTCGCCGCCATCTTCGACACGATCATGAAACCGTAGGGACCGATCACTACTTGTTCCCAAGAGCAGGTAGTTAAGGCAACCCTGCCTACACTGAACCCCTTAACTCAGGAGAGAAACATGGAAACCCCTCAAGAAATCGTATCCAACGGACAATACAGGTATGCCAAGGTAGTGGTGACGAGAACCGGACCCTATGCCCACATAGAGGTGTCGGTGACGACTCCCCTGACCTTCTGTCTGAACAACGCAGTCGTGTCGTTGCGGGCCCAGATCGGCGCAGATGAGCGTCACAGCGAGCGCGATGATGCCCCGTTCATGACCCCCTATGCGATCAGAGCCGCCATCAAGTCGTATGACGGCGTCGAACTTCCGGAGGCTGAGGAGGGCGTCAAGCAGTTGAGGGCGTTCAACAACCTCGTAAACAAGTATGAGTCGGTCACAATGCAACGCGCCCCGTTCGCCATACAGGCCAAGATGCTGATGCAGGCTTGCAAGTGCAAGAAGCTGCTCTACAGGTCCGACTACGGCTGGACTACGTCATACGACGCGCTGGCTGAGCTGTCCGCTGCGAACAGCGGAACCCATATCAAGATGGTTCTCGACGATATGGTGGAGAAGATCGCCCAGCACGCCAAAACCAGGAGATAGCAATGAACTACGACCTTCCAAAGCTCTACGCGGACAGAGCCATGAAAGAAGCAGACGAACAGCTTAGAGCCCAACACAAGGCCGGGCTGTTCTGCGACGGAGATCCAAACCATCCTACGTATAACGACAACTACAACTATGCCACCGGCAAGTACCAACTGTTCGGTATGGACCAAGACGAGCTGATGAATAAGCAGTATCGCAAGTAGCATCTTATGACGTCTTGACCCCAGGACGTCATAGGCGGTACCTAGCAATCCCTACGAAAGGAAGTCAGGAGTGAAGCTGATCCAAGAAGCTCAAAGCATTGCGGAGTCGGCGGGCACCGCCACCCCGCATCAACTGGGAAGGATAGCCGCCAACCTTCTCATCGTCAAGAACGGGTTTCAGGGCACGGACGATCAGTGGGAGGGCTTCCTCAACCACGTCAAGTACCCTGACGACTACCCCGACTTGCGGGAACACTTCACCGTACCGATTGCTCACAAGGCAGGATATGCCGAGCTTATGGCCGCGGTGGAGGAAGTGTACCAGCAATCCTGAAGTAGCAGCAGACTCTGCTACGCACTAACTGAGGAACTTAGCATGGAAACTAGCATCGCAACTCCTGTGGACTACGTCAAGTTGATGGCGGAAGCCGCCGCCAAGGCCTTGAAAGACGAGCGGGCACCGTCGTCGTTTATCAGCTTCAAGAGCGGCATTCTCACGATCGACGATCAACCCATCCCCGGCAACAAGATCAAGTGCGTCGTACTCGCCAGCCTGTACGAGAACGACTACTTCCCCAGGAAGTTTGATTCCGCTACTCTGGTGTCGCCAGATTGTTGGGCGTTGGGCCACAACGAGGATGACATGAAGCCCACCGACGAGGTGACGAGCAAGCAGAACTTCGAGTGCGTCAGCTGCCCCCACAACAAGTGGCCCGAAGCCAAGGGACAGCCCAAGGCGTGCAAGAACATTCGCCGCATTGCCCTTGTCGACGCCAAAATCCTCACGTCGGAAGACACGCTGTCCCACAAGGTGTGGTACGCTCGCCTGCCGGTGACGTCGGTCAAGAACTGGAGCCAGTACGTGGTCCAGATCGGCAACGTGGTGAATCGCCCGTCTTGGGGCGTCATCACTGAGCTCAGCGTCGTTCCAGACCTCAAGAGCCAGTTCAAGGTGAACTTCCTGTTCCAAGGGCTGGTGTCGGACAACCGTCTGGAGGTGCTCAGCAAGATGGCGGAGGCGGAGGCCAATACCGGCTTGTGGTTCCCCTACCCCAAGAACGACTTGGAGAAGGCAGCTGAGCCAGCTCCGGCCAAGGCCGGCAAGAAGTTCTAACCAACCAGGGACAGGTGGTTAACCCATAACGGTCTGGGGGCGCTTTGCCAATGACCTCATTTACTAGGAAAGGAACCGAGGCTGCGTGCAGGAAAGCTACAGCCAATCACCTGTCCCACCTCTCAGGAGATCGTCGTGTACGTAATTGACTTTGAAACCAAGGCAATTGAGCCATACCCCAACTATCCTCCAGAGCCGGTGGGGGTATCGATCAAGTATGGGGACTTGCCATCAGCATACTTCTCTTGGGGACACCCGTCGGAGAACAACTGCTCCAAGGAATACGTTCAGCTCATTCTCTCCGAGATTTGGAGCACTAGCGAGCAACTGCTGTTCCAGAACGCCAAGTTTGATTTGGAGGTAGCAAGGAAGTGGTTTGGACTCCCCATACCTTGCCCGGCCAGGATTGAGGACACCATGTTCTTGATCTTCCTATACGACCCTCTGGCCCCCACCTTCTCGCTGAAGCCATCAGCTGAGCGCATTCTGGGGCTTCCCCCGTCAGAGCAGGAGGCTGTACGAGACTGGCTTGTAGCCCACGGCAAAGTACCCTCCAACTCCAAGTCGTGGGGAGCGCACATATCGGAAGCGCCCGGCAAGCTGGTAGGCAACTACGCCGCAGGGGACACAGACCGAACCCTGGCGCTATATCGCCACATTCATCCCAAGATCGTAGAGCTGGGTATGGAAGAGGCGTACCTCAGAGAAGTTCAGCTGATGCAGCCGCTAATGACCAACGAGAGGGTCGGCATACGGTGCGACGTTCAACAGCTCAGAGCAGACATAGCCAAGTACCAAGCCGAGTTTGACCGGGCCACCCTCGAAGCGAAGATCATCCTGCACCAGAACAACGATGAGTTCAACATTGACTCTGGCGTACAGCTCGCTACCGCCATCCAGTATGGCGGGTTTTGCGTGCCGCTGGACGAGTGGCCGCGGACCCCCACCAAGAAGTTCAGCACCAGCAAGGAAACGCTCAAGCAGGTAATACGCCACGACCGACTACAGGAGCTTCTTCACTACCGGGCCACGTTGAAAACCTGCCTCGGCACGTTCATGATCCCGTGGTTGGAAAAGGCGGACAAGGCCGGAGGAATGCTTCACCCGTCTTGGAACCAGGTGAAGGGGGAGAAGTATGGGGCAAAGACAGGCCGGCTGAGCAGTTCTGACCCCAACTTCCAGAACATACCCACCGAGTTTGAGATGGAACCCCCAAGCGGGTATCTGCCCTATCCTCGCATACGCCGGTATGTGCTCCCAGACGAGGGGGAGGTGTTCGTCAGCGCTGACTTCCACTCTCAAGAGATCAGGATGCTGGGTCACTTCGCAGAGGGGGCCATAAAGGAAATTTATGACTCAGACCCGGCAGCCGATGTACACGCTGTAGCGGCAAACATCATATCTGACCAAACGGGTATGAACATTACTCGCAAGCATACCAAGGTCACGGCATTCTCCATCCTGTACGGGGCCGGAGCCGCTACCATGGCTCAACGTCTTGCTTGTCCTACTCACGAGGCTGTAGCGATCAAGCGAGCCTACCTGACTGTGCTGGTAGGGGTCAAGGACTTCATGTACAGCGTTGAGGATAGGGCAAGAAGCAAGCAACCGGTCAGAACCTGGGGAGGAAGACTGATCCACGCCCCTGAATCGGTAGTCCAGATCGACGGCAGAGTGTGGAACAAGGACTATGTACTCATCAACTATCTGATCCAGGGCAGCTCTGCCGACCAGACGAAGCAATCCATCATCAACTACGACAGGACCAGAAAGCGCGGTAGGTTGCTCGCCACCGTACACGATGAAATCTGCATCAGCGTTGCCCCCCAGCACTTGGAGTCCGAAGTGGCCATCCTCAAAGCCGCTATGGAAGCTGGGGAGTTTGACATACCCATGAGGGCCACCATCAAGATAGGTCCAAACTGGGCCGACATGAAGGATTACAAATGAAGCCTACAAGAACCAGCTACAGCGCTTTGACCACGTTCGAGAACTGCCCGGCAGAGTATGCCTTCAGCTACCTGTCCGGGGAGCGTATTGACAACTCCAGCCCGGCGTCGCGTCGCGGTACTCGACTCCACTTGGCCTGCGAAGACTTCCTCAATGGAAAGTTACCCTTCGCCCAGCTTCCGGTGGAGTTGTACCCCATCAGGGAATTCCTCAGCATCTACAAGCAGTTGGAGGCGAAGGCTGAGGAAGTGTGGCTGGTCGACCGCGACTGGAACATTCAGTACCCTCACGAGGAAGATGAGAACACCCTCATCAAGGCGGTGGTAGACATACACTACGTTCTCGATGGGTCGCTGTACGTGATTGACCTGAAGTCGGGCAAGGAGTATCCTGAGCACAAGGATCAGCTCCAGCTCTACGCCGTGATGGGGCTGCTCAAGTACCCCGACGCATCCCAAGTGGTGACCTCCGCCCTGTACTTGTGCGGGGCGGGGGAGGTAACCACCTACACGAGAGACCAGCTGGAGGGGCTGAAGATGTTCTGGAACGCTCGGGCCTTGCTACAGCTCAACGCCAAATCCTACCCCGCCACTCCATCGGCGTCGGCGTGTAGGTGGTGCGCATACGCCAAGTCCAAGTCGGGACCGTGCGAACATGGCTAATCCTCTGGAGAAGATGGTAGAGGCTCAGGTGTGCGACTACGCAGAGAGCAAGAACTGCGAAGTCTTGAAGCTGAACCTCAAAGGCAGAAGGGGCTGGCCTGATCGCCTCTTCATCTTTCACGGGAAAGTGTTGTTCATTGAGTTCAAGAGACTCGGCGAGCAACTCACTTCCCTTCAGAAGTTTGTACACGGCGTCCTGCAAGGTCACGGTATGCGGGTTGAGGTCGTGGACGATCACTACAAGGGAAGGAAGATCATAGATGACTTCACCAATGGAAGTTAGCACTTGGCAAGTATTGGCCCGGGAGCTGATCCGCATCAACGACCTTGACCCAACCTACACCATGATTCATAAAGGGAGGATGTTGTGGGGGGACGGTTGGGCGAACCAGTTCTGTCTTCACATGCTGATGTTCTACGACGTGGGGGAGGCCGCCAAGGCTGCGGCGGTGGAGTCCAACCAGTTCTGGGACTACGTGATCGACAACTTCTCAGTGTGTAAGCGAGGGGTGGAGCGTCGGCACTTCAAGGCCGCCAACGGTCTCAACTCCATATCCGACCTGTCGCGGGAAATCCCTGACCCCAGGTTTGCGTTCAAACGATTCCAAGGTCGAACGCTGGCTGAGGTGACTCAGCGATTCTCGGACATCAGAGGGTTTGGACCGTACTTCATTTGGAAGGCCTGCGACTACCTTGACCGGTGCATGGGCCTTCCTGTGGACTACTCAGGAGCGGACAAGTTTCTGCCCAGCGAGCCGGCCAAGGCCGCCAAAGCCTTCTGGCCGGACAAGTCATTGGCCGAGGCGCTACAGATAGTGGTGGACGAGATCAAGCAGTATCTTGCCCCTCCCACCTACGACCGGCCCTGCGGACCCTCTGAGGCAGAGACCGTGCTGTGCTTGATGAAGGGGTACTTCATAACAAAGGTCCACGTCATTGGCGACGGCATACTTCACAACCACCTATCTCTGGGAGCTGACCCGTACAACCTGCGACCGCTTCTGCCCCCAGAGGTGGATCTGTACGATTGGGTTCGAGCATGAAGCTGAACCTCAAACCATACCAAGACGAGGGGGTGAAGTTTCTCCTCAGCCGGCAATGGGCAGGACTGTTCCTAGACATGGGACTGGGTAAGACAGTCATATCGCTGACGGCCATATCTGCCCTGATGGCGGAGGGTCACGTCAAGAAGGCGCTGATAGTGGCCCCAATCCGGGTTCTGGAGAACGTGTGGCCGTCAGAGATAGCCAAGTGGGACACTACTCGCCACCTGAGGTTTGCCAACCTCAACGGTGTAAAGGTGACCCCCACCAACCCTCTACCTGAGGCGGACATATACGGCATCAACCCTGAAAGTCTGAAGGCGCTGATCCGTAACCCATCATTCGTCAAGGTGCCGATGCAGCTGCTGGTGATCGACGAGTCCAGCATGTTCAAGAACGCCAGCTCACTGCGGTTCCGAGCCTTGTCCAACGTGTTGTATCGGTACAAGTACCGGTGGATTCTTACCGGCACCCCGGCCCCCAACGGTCTGCTGGACGTGTGGTCGCAGATATATCTGCTGGATAGGGGAGCGGCCCTTGGCCCCAACCCCTCCCACTTCCACAAGGCGTTTTGCGTGAAAAGCTTCGACGGCTACGGGTGGGAGGTTCATGAGAGCAACAAAGCGGGCATATACAAGGCCATAGCGCCGCTCATTCTGAGGATGTCCAAGGATGACTGTCTGGTAATGCCCGAGCTGATCAAGAACCCCATAGAGGTGACTTTGTCCAAGGACGACTACGCCCTGTACAAGACCATGGAGCGGGAGTTTCTGGTCATGCTACAGAGCGGCGAGCAGGTTATGTCTCCCAACGCCGCGGTGGCCGGTATGCGGTGCCGCCAGATAGCCAATGGAGGGTTGTACCTGCCCGACGGACGCCCGGAGCATATTCACAACGCCAAGGTGAATGCTCTGAAAGAGATTGTGGACGAGCTTCAGGGGGAGCCGTTGCTGGTGTTCTATGAGTTTGTCCACGATCTGGAACGCATTCGCAAGGTGTTGGGTCCTGTTCCCAGCCTCAGCGACGGAGGAGGGGTGAAGGACATAGTGGACAAGTTCAACGCCGGGAAGATTCCAGTACTGGTCGCGCACGGAGCGTCGGCTGGGTACGGTCTCAACCTACAGGGGGTCTGCAGCACTGTATGCTGGATGGGGGTTCCTTGGGACCTTGGGATGCATGACCAGGCCAACGCTCGCGTGTGGAGACAAGGTCAGGAGGCCAAGACCGTTACGATCCACTACCTCATGGCCAAGAACACTCTGGATTATCACGTGTTCAAGGTTCTGGCTCGGAAGGACAAAGACCAGCAAGACCTTCTATGTGCTCTACAAAGGATAGCTAGTCCTGATGTAGAATCTCATAGTATACTATAGTCTCGATCAACAACGGGAGCGAATGATGATTGTCAAGCTACACGGAACTAGCGGCAGCGGTAAGACCACAGCGGTGAGGGAGTTCATGGACCTGGCCGAGGGCGTCGTACCCATTCATGTGGAGCCGTACAAGAAGCCCGAAGCGTACAAGATCAGCGTAGGACTCAACTACCTACCCACCTACGTCCTGGGCAGCTACGGTAACAAGTGCGGAGGGGTAGACACTATAGCATCCACCAACGAGTTGATCAGACTGATATGGGAGTACCACAAGCAGGGACACCTCCTGTTCGAGGGGCTACTCATCTCCACTTACCACGGAGCGGTGGGCAAGTTTTTGGACTCCCTTCCTCAGGACAAGGTCTGGGCGTTCATGGATACCCCCATCGATGAGTGTGTGGCCCGGGTCAGACAGCGCCGGTTGGATGCCGGCAACACCAGACCTTTCGATGAGGCCAACACACGCAATCGCGTCAAGCCTATCCAGGCCCTGAAGGACAAGCTCACCGCAAGGGGCGACACCGTCGTGGACATTGACGGGGGGCAAGACCTTATGAATATCCTATATCCAGGAGTAGCCGTATGAATCAAGACATGTTGGGTAAGTTTCTGTGGTTCGTCAATGAGCGAGAGTTGGTCAGGCTCAAGAAGGAAAGCGGGCAGCCCAAGCCCTGGACGGACGACAAGGTGCTGCAGACCTACAGATTCTGCAACATTAACCGCAACGACGACACCGTCAGCCGGTGGATCTATGAGCGCTGGATTCGGCCTCACGAACGCCATCCGAATCTGCCCCGGGCCATACTGCTGTCCCGCATGATCAACTGGCCCGCCACATTGGTTGAGATTGGGTTCCCCCTGGAGTGGAACCCGGAGAAGTACGCCAAGGCCATTGGCGAGCGCATCAAGCGTGGAGACAAGACCTGGACCGGGGCCTACATGATCACCGCTGAGATGGACGGCTCGCCCAAGCACGAGTCCGTATGTCGCACGGTAGATGCTCTGGACTTTCCCCTGAAGTTCTCCTGCTTGGATGTATGGAAGCAACTCCAGACCCTCCCCCGCATCGGCACGTTCATGGCCGCCCAGGTAGTAGCGGACTTGAAGCTGACCAATTACTTGGGCCCCAGCTTTGACTACTGGTACTTTTGTGCCCCAGGTCCGGGGTCGATGGAGGGGCTGAACAAGCTGTTGGACAAGTGTCCCGGCACGTACTGGAACCAGCAAGACTTCCAACGCGAGGTGAATATACTTCAGGACGAGCTGCCGGCCAAGCTGGGTCTTGACGCTCAGAACGTCCAGAACTGTCTTTGCGAGTTTCACAAGTGGACTCGTGGGTACTCCAGAACCAAGTACAACGGAGGTGCGTAGTGTGTATACAATTCTAGCCAAGAACGTAAACGATGCCTTCTACCAGGGCATGAGCTTGCTTCAAAACGTGGGGGTGAAGGGCGACTCCAGAAATGGCCCCGTCATCCAGGTTCCTACCCCGGTGGTCACTACCTACATGCGTCCCAAGGAGCGCGTACTGTTCTGTCCTGAGCGCGACGCCAACCCGTTCTTCCACTTCATGGAGGGGTTGTGGATGCTAAGCGGGCGCATGGATTGCGGGTTCGTGGCTCAGTTCAACGGTCGCATGCGCGAGTACGCTAACGACGTCGGAGACCTGGACGGAGCATATGGCTACCGGTGGAGGATTCATTTTGGCTACGACCAGCTTCAGACGCTAATCTCCATGCTGAAGAATGACCCCAACACTCGTAGAGCGGTCTTGTCCATGTGGGACGGATACGTTGACCTGGGCAGAAGCAGTCTGGACATTCCGTGCAACACCCACGCCTACTTCCGCAGGGACCGCTACAGCCTTCACATGACTGTTTGCTGCCGGTCCAACGATGCCGTGTGGGGAGCATACGGGGCCAACGCCGTCCACATGTCTATGCTCCAGGAGGTTCTGGCAACCATGATCGGCTGCGACGTGGGGGAGTACAACCAGTTCAGCAACAATATGCACCTGTACCCCGAGGTCAAGAACCACCGCGAGTTGCTCACTCTGACCGACCCCGGCAACCCCTACCCAGGCCTGATCACCCACGTCCTGGTCAACCACCCCGATACGTGGTTTTCCGAGTTGGACACGTTTCTGATGGCCCCAGAAGTCCCGTTCCAGTGCAAGAACGGCCTGTTTTACTATGTAGCGTTCCCCATGTATCGGGTTTGGCAATGCTACAAGAAGGGTATGGGGCGAGAGGCGCTTGCTTGGGTTGACGCAATAGAAGACGAGGCCTGGAAGTTGGCCTGTACTCAGTGGATACAACGGAGGTTGAAATGACAACGTTTGAAAAGGTTCAGCAGATGCGGTCTGGAGCCAAGGTCAAGCGATTCCACACCTTGGACTTGATCGTTCCCGAGACGGTGGGCCACCACTCCTGCAACGTGGCCTTGCTGCTCACGGTACTCACAGATGAGATGTCGGGAGAGCTGTTGCGGGCGGCGTTGTACCACGACCTGGCGGAGCAGTACACCGGCGACGTTCCGGCCACGGCCAAGTGGCAAAGCCCTCGTCTGGCCAAGGCGTTGAAACGTCTGGAGCAGTTTCACTTCCCATACGAAGCCAGCCTCACCCCCTACGAGACCAAGCTGCTGAAGCAGGCGGACATGCTGGACCTCTGCTTCAAGTCGTTGGAAGAGGTTCATATGGGAAACTTCCCCATGGAGACGGTGCTGGAGCGCGGACTCACTTGGTTGCGGGAGAACGAGCCCACCGCGGTCGTGGTTGAACTTATCAAGGAGATTGAGCGTGACTACTACGGCGGCAAATGACTACCAAGTGGCGGGGATCCACTACCGCACCCCCATTCAGCACTGGGACTTCGTGGCGGCCAACGACCTTGACTACTTCCAGGGTCAGATCACCAAGTACGTCACCAGGTGGAGGAAGAAGAACGGCATTGACGACCTGTACAAGGCCCGCCACTTCCTCCAGAAGTACATTGAGCTCAAGGAGCAGGAGATAGAGCAGGAGATTTCCGAAGCGGAGTATTCGGCGAGTCTATCTGACTCAGCCCGCTAGACCTATAGACGGCCCGTATACGGGCCGTTTTCCGCTCGGAATAGGGTAGGGTACAGCGAGAAGTTTTAAGGGCTTAGAGGGCCGGGAAATCGGTCTCAACCAGGAGAGTACTGTGAACACGCACAAGCTTAGGGTAGAGAATAGTTGGGGAAGGCTGACCTACTACATTGAGGTAGCTGGTCGAAGAACAAACATTACCGACATAAAGGCAGTCTACATAGTGCCTAAGGGAGGCAATGCCTCTACTCGGTATGCAACCACTGCATATGATAGGGTATCCAGTTACCTGGATCACGGTAATCCATACACCACTAGCTCTGTTGACTACGGCATACGTCAAAAGGTACTGGGAGACAGGTACGAGGTGGTTGCGAGCCTGTACGACGTGATAAACGCTCGCATCCAGATTAAGGTCGACATGAACGACATTGTACTTCAGTAGAATCCGCTTCTCTGCGTACAAACATCAGCGTATACTAGGGGTTCGATCAACCGCCCCTACGGGGCTATAACCGACTCCCAAACAAGGTAGGCGGAGAATCAAATGTTCAAATTCGCCGTTATGGTTCGCAAGAAGATCACGATCAACACTGATCCTCAACGCCGTTGCTATGACGGCTGTAACTTCTCAGAGAAGATCGTTTGGAGTACGTGGAAATATATTGTTAGTCTGTCTACTCGCAAAGAAGCTGAGGAGTCTGCCGGAACGTACCAACTCATCAACCCGGATCACCAGTACAAAGTGATAGAGCTTGTTGAGGTACAAGATAAACCGCTTCCCTGAGTAGTAGCAAACAGGATACACTAGAGACTCGTTCAACCGTGGAGGATTCAAAATGAAAGTGACCAGGACTTCCCCATTCTCAGGGGAGAAGCATACGTTGGAGATTGACGTTGACCCTGAGGTTTGGGGGAAAAACAGACCAGGGAAGCTTGTACCGCTCGACGCCCTTGACCACCTGTCCGAAGGTGAGCGCCGGTTCCTGATCGACGGCATCACCCCCGAGGAATGGGAGGAGATGTTCGAGGATGAAGCCCACTACCTGTACGACCGGGAAGCGACCAGAGCATTCTGGATTTGCTACTCGGTCATACTGGTGGCGGTGGGCGCCTTTTGCTACCTTTACTTGTGGAGCTAGATCATGGACATCAAGACTCTCGAAGCGCTCGGCATCAGCGCTGAAACGCTCGGCGACCGGATAGTCGATCAAGCGGTTGAAGTTCTGCTGAATTGCAGCGGATTCGACCCCGACAGCGAGCAAGAGATTCGCTACGCGTCGAGATTCAAGAAAGAAATCGAGGCTCGCATTCAGAAGGCTGTCGATGAAAAGATCGCCGCGCTGGCTGCGGTGCATTTGATTCCGCGAGTCGGCGAAATGATTGAGTCGGCAGATATGCGCCGCACAAACACATATGGTGAGCCGAAGTCGCCGCCAATGACGTTCAAGGAATACATCGCCTCACGCGCAGAGTCATACATGAGCGAGGAAGTGAACTTCAACGGAGAGGCCAAACACGAAGCGAGGGACTCGTACACCTGGAAGTCATGTGGCCCTCGCCTTACCGTCTTGATGAAGAACTACATCAAGGACTCTATGGAGAAGGCGGCGAAGTCAGCGGTCAATGACATCAACAAGGTGATCGCCAATAACATCGAGAAGGCGGCAAAAGACGCCATCGCAGCGGCGGCTTCCGCAATCAAGGTTTCTGTTTCGGTATAACGTCATGAACTACATACCTGGACCGAACGACGAAGAAATAGTATCTCCAGCCGACCGCATGTCGTCAGCCGTATATGAGCTAATTCACGCCAACGAGCAACTAGTGGAGTGTCAGCGCATAACTTCCGCTGCCTACAGCTCTGAGTGCGCCGCCCTCAACAGAGTCAACAAGGCCCAAGCCGAGATCGACCTGCTGGTTCGTCTGATGCGGAAGAACACTCCCTCAGGCACAGACTGGTACAAGCTAACGAAAGGACAATCATGAGAGGACTTGCAAATGATTGACGACGGAGGACCGGCATTCCCGGCTACGGAAGAAAACACCGGTCGCGCAGCATCCCCTGGCATGACGCTCCGGGATTACTTTGCTGAGGGGGCTATGAGGGGGTGGCTTTCTAATCATTCGCACTACAAACACCCATCCTCTGCGGGGCTTGGGAGCAACATCGCAAAGCTGAGCTACGACCTTGCAGACGATATGTTGCGCGAGAGGGGCAGGTCATGAGCGACAGACTACCTGGACCGGGCGACGAATCGACGTGGGGAAGGCGTACCGGTCACCCCCATGACCCCAGGACGGAGACTGAGGAAGACTTCTGGGACGTTTGCATCGATGACGATGTGTTCACCGAAGAC